AGTAGGTAATGATGTTGTAGCTTCAATTGCTTTTGGAATTGAAACATTAGATGCAACACGTGGTATCTTACTAAAAGACGCAGCCTAATTATTAGGTTAACAGTAGAGGGCACTATGCCCTCTACTAACTATAGGAGAATATATTATGGCAATGGCTAACAACACAGATTTACAAGAATACGCTCCAGAAGTATTCCAACAAGGAGTTGATGACTGGACAGATGAACTTGCTAAGGCGCAAGTTGATGTTACTAACATGATTCAATTTAAATGGTGGAACAAATTCTACAGCAGAAGTGAATTTGATGCTAGTAAGCTAGTTGATACACAGTGGACTAAAACTACTGTATATCAAGCTCTATATGCTTATATCTTACCTAAGTTGAGTACATTTAGACCAGAAGGTGATCCTTTCAGAGAACAACTAACTTTCTACAAAGATAGATTCACTGAAGAATGGGAACTACAATTTGGTATTGGTATTCAATATGACTTTGAAGATGACGGAACTATTGATGATAGTGATGTTAAACAAGTAAGTCAAAACAGGTTGTACAGATAATGGCACGTAGAGAAGACATAGTAAAAGAAATTGTTAAGTTACTAAAAGCACAGCGTAGTGTACGCTTTGGTAAAGTTGAAAGAGATCCAATTGATCCCAATGAACTAGCCAAAACTGCATTTCCAGCTGTATTCATAGAAACATCAGATGAAGATATTGAAGACATTACAATGACAATGGGTTCAACAGAAGGTTTGATGCGTATGGGCACTATGGATGTTGCAGTGGTATTACTTATTGGTGGTAGAAACAGAGACACACAGCGTAACATTGCTGTTGAAGCTGTTGAAAACACACTAATGGCTGATAGAACATTAACAGTAAATTCAACTCCTACAGTTGAAGATATTAGGCTCTCAAGAGTAGAGACTGTAACAACTGGTGAAAGCGCCCCTTTTGCAAGTTGTAGGATGGTATTCACAGTTGAATACTGTTATCAATTAAACAATACATAAAAGGAAAAATATTATGGCATGTTATTCAGGTAAAGATGGTGCTCTTTCAGTAGATGGCACTAACGTTGCGTACTTAACTTCTTGGACTGTAACACAAAATGCAGAGGTTCTAGAATGCGCCTATATGGGTGCTGATTGGAAAGACAATCATGCAGGGTTAAAGTCTTGGGAAGGGTCAGCAGAAGCTAACTTCACAGATACAGCAGCAGCGGCAGGGTTAACACCTGCACAGCAAGCAGCTAATGAAGTAATTGTTGGATCAACAGTTACATTATACTTCTATCCAAACGCATCTGATTCAGATTTTGGTTGGACAGGTAGTGCGGTAGTTACTAGCGTAGAAAACAGTGCAAGTTTAGGTGAAGTTCAGACAGTAAGTTTAAGTTTTACTGGTTCTGGTGCACTTACACAAGACGTAACTGTTTAAATAATTTGGAGTAGTCACGGGTGGCATTTTTTAAAACAAAAGCAACTAAGCAATTGGAAAAAGAGATGGCCCGTGATTATGACAAGTATCAAAGAAACTTGTTTCTTAATTTAGTTAAGGATACCCCTATTGATACAGGACAAGCCCAAAAGGGTTGGAAGAATGTATCAGATATGAGTGACTTATTAGGAACAGGCAAAACAAAGGTAGTCATAAGAAATGATGTACCATACATACAAAGACTTGATGAAGGTCACAGTTCACAAGCACCCAAAGGATACGTAGAAAAAGTTATCAAAAGGGTTAAAAAATAACAAGGAAATAGATTATGGAAAACGGAAAAAGCGTATTAGACAATGCAAAGAATCACTTCAAGAGTGCATTATCACAAGAATTAGTAAGTATTGAAGTACCAGAATGGGAAACTACAATATATTTTAAAGCGGCTACTAGCTTTGCTGTAGAACAAAAGATTATTGAACTACATTCAAAAGGTAACTTAGTAGAAGCACTAGTAGAAACACTAGTAGCTAAGAGTCTTACAGCAGACGGTAAGAAAATGTTTACACCAGCAGACAGAATTGTTCTTATGCGTCAAGTAGACCCTGAGATTATTATTAACGTTGTCCAAGCTATGAATGAAGCTAAGACAGCAGCAAGAGAAGCGTTGGGAAACTAACCAAGGATCTAGACATGCTGTTTATCATTAAGATAGCAGAAAGTTTAGGTCAAACCATAGAGTGGGTACTCAGAAACGTTACAGATATTGAGCTTGAAGCATGGGCTAAATATTATGAGTGGGTTAACAAACAACAGAAACCAAAAGGAAAATAAGCAGTTATGGCAAATCACAATATTACACTAACAGCAACAGACAAGACCAGAGGTACGCTGAAGAATGTTGACAAAGGATTAGACAGAGTTACAAAACGTAGCTTGATGTTCAAAGGTGCACTTGGCTTAGCGGCTGGTGCATTAGCGGCATTAGGTGCAGTTAAAGTATTTAAGAACGTTATTGATAACATGGATAATTTAGCCAAACGTGCTAGAAACGTTGGTATCCAATCTGAAGAAGGCTTTGCAAAGTTTCAAGTAGCAAGTAGACTATTAGAAGAAGGCGGACTTGAAATTGCAGAAATAGATAGAATGTTCCGTAACTTAACAGGACGTATGGCTGCAGGTATTGCAGGCAACAAACAATACGCTGAGATTATGGAAAAAATTGGTAAAGAAACACTCTTTGCTAATGGTGAATTAAAAGAAGCACCAGACTTGTTTATGGCAGTTGCTAACGCAATGCAAGAAGGTAAGATAGGAATGGCTGAAGCTCAAAAGATATTGGGTGAAATGGTTGGTCCTAAAGTACTTGGTATGATGGATGCATTAACAGCCAAAGGTGTGCCAGCAGGTGAAGCTATGGCTGAAGTAGCCAGAAGTATGAATCTGATAGCATTTGATGATGCAAAAAACGCAGAAAAATTCAATGATGCAATGAATAGATTAAAAGAGTCATTTAATGACTTATTAACAGAAGCAATTACACCTTTCTTGCCAGCTATGACAAAATTTGTTGAAGACTTGGCAGCAAAAGCACCAGCATTATTGCAAGCATTCTCAACTAAACTAGCTGAAATGCAACCATTCTTTGATGCATTAGGCACAGTATTAAATGATGTCATTGTACCAGTATTTGGTGTATTCTTTGATTTCTTAAAACAAATGGTTATTGTAATGCAACCAATATATGAAGCAGCATTACCTTTATTCCAACTAGCATTAGAAGGTGTACAAACAGTATTACAATTTGTTATTGATACTATCAAATCATTTGAAACTGAAATAACAAGTGCAATTGACAGTGTAACTAACTTTGCTAAAAAGATAAAAGAAAACTTTGGTGGCATCAAAGACAGTGTATTAGGCAAAACAAAAGAAGTAACAGATGGTGTTAAAGAAGCATGGTGGAGTACATATGATTACCTAGTTGGTAACAGTATTATTCCAGAAATGAAAGAAGCTATCATTGGTGAATTTGAAGAGATGGGTAAAGCTACAACACTTACTACAAGACAAACAACAGAATCAATAATGAGTGATTATGACAAATTAGCTGAAGTATTGAAGAAAAAAACAGGTGAAATGAAAGATGCCAATGCAGACTTTGTTGGTGATTTCAATAAACAATTTAATGATATATTAGCAGATGGTTTAGTTGAAGGTAACCTAAACTTTGATAGCTTTGCAGGACTATGGAAAAGCACACTAAAAGACTTAATATCAGATACACTAAATGGTGGTAACAAACTAAACAATATACTAGGACAACTTGGTTCAATGACAGGTGGAGGCGGCATAGGTGGCGGCTTTAACTTAGGTTCAGTTGTAAGTGGTATTAGTAGTTTTGCTAGTGGAATTGGCACAGGCGTAATGGACTTCTTTGGAGGCTTCTTTGCAAATGGTGGTACATTAGGTGCAGGTAAGTTTGGTATTGCAGGAGAAGCAGGACCTGAGCTTATTACAGGACCAGCAACTATAACACCAATGAACCAAATGGCAGGTGCAGGAGCAAGTGTCAATATAACAATACAAGCAATTGACACGCAGACAGGAACTGAATTCCTTCTGAAAAACAAAAAGCAAGTTGAAAGTATTATTCAAAATGCATTTAACAGACGTGGGAAGCAGGGAATTTATTAATTATGAAAAGTATATTTACATATCCAAGTAACTTAGCAACAAATTTTATTGATCCAAATTATTTAGGTGATGCAACTAGTGGGTTTTACAAAAGAACTGATGACTTAATGAAGGGCAACTATAAAGCATATGGCAGTGGAATTAATCCTATTGATTATAGCACAGATCCAAACAGAGTAGATTTAACAATAGAAAAAATGAGTGCATATCATAATGCACTACAAGAATCATGGGATGAAAACACCATGTACCAATTTTGGAATCAACCCTTAATTGAAGCAAGAATTGACCGTATTGAAATACCATTAACAAGTGCAGATAACGTATTAGATCCTACACCAATTACATTTACAGTACCAGCAACACCTGCAATTATTGATGGTGAGTTATTAGATTGTAGTAATTTTGATAGCACATTGATTAGCCTAAATGGAAACAGTTATTATGCTAAAGTTATTAGTTCAACAGAAATACAACTAAGTGTAAACAGCGGATTAACACAATTACTAAATTATAGAGTTGGTACAATAGATAATGTAACAAGTGTTACTGGTGGAAGTAGCCTTTCTTGGGATCCAGCAGTATTTACAAGTAACGGATATGTATCAAATGGTGAAGTATTCTTAAGTGAATTTGATGGAACAATGTCAAAATACAATGATGAATCATTTTATCTAAGTGCAATTGACAGCAACACTTTTAATTTAAGTTGGGATCAAGCTGGAACAGATTTATTAAAAATGCAATTTAGGACTGGGTATCAACTAGAAAATCTTATTATTGATGCAGACACAGGAACTATACCAGCATCAGCAGCTGATGCATTATTATATGGTAGAACATGGGATACAGATTTTAGAATTGAAGCAAGAAGGTATGGTCCAACTACATTAGATAGTACAATTCCTAAAGGCGCCAACGTTAGCCCAGATGGAACAACAGATTTATATCTAAGACCTAGAACAGTTAGTCAAGAAACACCAGGAACATACAACAATTATTACATACCTACAGTAAGCAGAGATGCACAAATAGTAGTATATCAATCAGATACAGCACAAGACAAATTATTAGAGTGGACAGGAGATCAATATGAAGTTAGCACAAGTTTTACTTGGCCTCAACCTAGTGTAACACCACAAAGAAACTATCATGGTACTGATCCAAGTGGTAGATTCTTTTGGGTTGATGATACTACTTCACAACCTGGAAGATTTAGAAGTAAAGTATATGATTTACAAAACGCAGTAAGTGTTCAAACATTAGTAGCAGATCCAGGCATAACAGGTGATCCAACAAATGCGGCAACAACATCAACACCAAATGACGGTATCACAGACAAGTTTGTACTTCAATGGGTACAAGGTGATATACAAGGTAATTCTTTAGGTTATAACGCATTCTTAGGTGATCCAGGACATACAAACAGCAGTGATGGACGTATATTTGTTATTCACGGTGATGATACTGTTACTCCAGGTACAATTCAACCAACAGTAGCTTCAATAATTACTAACCCACAACCTAATACAACTGGTGCAAGATTTGGTGATCATATTGCAGTATCAGGACAAGATGCTAATGGACGTGTACGTATAATGGCAACAAACCTTGCTGACAAACACCAATACGGTTCAAACCCAGCAGTTCCTGTATATCATGAATACTTTGAAATTAACTTTAACGCAACTGGAAATCCAACTGTAACACATTTGAATACACTTACACAAAACCTAAACGTAGCTAACCCAGTATCAATGAACTGGTACGGGATACGTTATCCTGACAGTGCAATTAAACCAAAAATAAGCAAAAGCGGTCTTATATATGCTATTGGTGGCGCCCACGGAATACAAATTCATAGATATGCAAATGGAACTTGGTCAACAAACAACAACAATTTTATTTTTACAAACTTTACGGCTAATTTTGTACTAAGTGAAGATGGAAACAGAATTATCAGTGCAGATCAATTTCAAACTATTCAAACATGGGAGTATGATTCAACCACAGATACTTGGTCACAAGTAGACATAGATGATACAAGTGATAATCAATTTCTTGGATTATCAAATAACATGACACCAAGTACTGTTGGTGCAAATGGTTATGGACCACGTGTAGAATTTGGTGCTGCAACATTACCACAAGCAACAAGTTCAGTTTTTTATAGTGTAAGTAATAGTCCAGCACGTAAGGGATATGTATTTGCAAGACAAAATTTAGTACAATGGGAATTTAATACTGGAACACTAAGTGATTCAAGCATAATAGGTAAATGTGAAAACACACCCAATGTAATTCAATGGGCACTTACTAACAGTCAAAACCAACCTTCAACAGGTCCAGCTTTTCCTGATGCTAGTATATTACCAACAGCAACAGCAACAGAATATGAAATTAGAAGTGACTTAATGTTACAAAACAAAATAAGCATATCTAGATTTTTAACTCCAATGCAATTAACTAATGGATTAACAATGGCACCATATGCTAGAAGTGAGTTTAATATTGGAGATGGAACCCCATCACCAAACAGTGTATTAGAAAATTCAACAACTGGTAAAATAACTGATATTGCTGCAGATCCAGAAGATATTTTAGTAGAAGTTCCAGCAGTAGTTACAAATGGTGATTTTAAAGTATCACTAAGTGAACCTCTTCCATATGATTTTGAAGAAGTACGTATGTACCTAAGTGGTAATCAAAAATATCAAAAACGTACAGATGCTAGTACATATGAAAACGCAGCTTTTGTAAAAGATACAATATGGCGTCCTGGTGCTACTAGTAAACAACCAATTGGTTCAAACTTTGGTAATTTTACAATTACACAAGATGCAAGTGGTTATATCACAGGCATAACAGCTGATAATCCACCAACACAACGTTTTGCAAGTTCAGATATTGCATTATTACAAATTGGCACAGAAGCTGATACATATGTTCCACCAAGACAAACTATAGCAGAACAACAAGATAATTTTGATACAGCAGATGAATGGACAAGTGCAGAATTTAATACACGTAAGGTATGGCCTACAAATGTAACACCAGCTACAGCAGAAATTAATTATAATAGTCCTACTATTACAAACAACAGCCAAAGTGGTATCAAATATACACGCAGTGTTGGACATACTAAATGGACATTAGATGTAACATATCCACCAATGAAAAGTGAAGATTTCAAAGAGTTTCATGCTATATCACAAGCGGCACAAGGACAATCAATACCATTCTACTTTGTATTACAAAACAAAGATGGTAACAGCATATTATGGAAAACAAGTTACACAGATGCTACAACAACAAGTCCTAGAGTATTAAGCCAAGCAAATGCAGGTGATAGTACACTATTACTTGAAGGCTTTCCAAGTTTTAGAAACAAAGCAATGACAATTGGTGAAGTATTCATTGATGGTAACAATGAAAATGGTAATTTGCATACATCAATAAATCAAGCTGATGCAAATGCATATGGTGAAGCTAAAGTTAGAGTGCCATATCCTCTAAGAGGTGGACAGCCTGCAGGACAATTTATATACAAAAATCCATATCACGTAGTTGTAACACTAGCAGATGATAACTTTACATACAGCGTAGATCAAAACGGATACTATTATGTAAGCGTAGCATTTGATTTAGATGGGTGGAAATAACATATGGCAACCCTAGAACAAATAGTAGCAAAAGAAACTATTCAATACTTTGACTGTGTAGCAATAAACATTGATGCTACACACAATTATTATCTTACACAAGCACCTTACAATCTAACACTAACTGACAGCAACACTTATATTGCCGCAGGTGGGTTATTGAGTATAACTGACTTTGTTGATAACGCTAACTTTAGTATTGAAAAATTAGATATACAACTAGCAGGTATTGTTAGCTTACCAAGTGGTACTAGTGTATTGAAAGAAATACAAACATTAGATTACATTGATAAACCAGTAACAATATACAGAGCTTTTATGGAAAACTTTCTTGTATCACAACAAGTAGTGTTATACAAAGGTTATATTTCAAATATAAGTGCAACACTAAGTGAAGCTGGTGACAGTACAACAGCAACTATAGCTACAGCAAGTCATTGGACAGACTTTGATAGATTAAGCACAAGATACACAAACAACAACAGCCAACAAAACATACATCCAGGTGATGAAGGTTTTAGCTTTGCAAAAGAAGTACAAAAAGAAGTACAGTGGCGTGAGGCTGGATAATGGACGCCGGTACAACTATGCAACTGGGTATTTGGTTAGCTGAAAAGAAAAATCAACCTTGGGTACGTGGTAAAAATGATTGTTGTACATTTATGATGGAATGGCATGATTATATCCATGGCACAAAAACACTGGATCAAATATACGGTAAATACTATAACTTAAAGACTGCCATACAGTGGGCTAAAAAAGTCCCATTAAACAAATGGTTCACAGAGCATGGATATAAAGTGGTAGACAAACCTCAAACAGGTGATATTGTAATGGTAAAACACAATAAATTTTTTTACAGTAATTACATTGTTTGTTTAAATGTTGCATGGGGTTTGCAAGATGATGCTAAAGGCTTTAGCCGTCATCCATTAGAAACTATGCAAGAACATACAATTTGGAGACATATATCATGGGCTTAGATCCTTTTACAAAGTTGATTATTAAACTTGCTATTACAGCATACAGTTATAACCAACAACGTAAAGCACAAAAGAGAGCTGAACGTCAAGCACGTGCGGCAAGATCCAATGTACTAATCAACAAACAATCAAACAATGATCCTATATATGCACTATATGGTAAACAA